TGAGTGGAAGTGATGCAAATGTAGTGGTTGAACTTGTGAAGTGTGTTGTAGATTTGAAACTAGCGAATGGAGTGTGCAAAAATGGGAAACGAAATAGTGGAAGATTGTAAATACTATCAAAGAACACCTATAGCTTTAGAGAACATAGAAGAAAATAACAAAAGGTATATAGATGATTGAGACCTGGATGATTAGTGGAGCAATAGCGTTGGTTGCAGCTATAAGCACTTGGGCTGTATTAAAAGAAAGACAGACTAGGTTTCAGTTAGATATGGATGCTAATGAATCTGATAAGAATAAAAAAATATCAAACCTATATGAGTATATAGATAAACATGTTTCAAATGACGATAGATTGCACGCACAAGAGAATGAGGCTCACAATGCACACTACATCAATTATAATGAAAGAATAAATGCTGGTTTTAAAAGAGTTGATGACTTAGATAAAAGAATAACTATACTAGAGCGTGATACTGCTACTCACTTAACTATGCCAAAAGCAGAAGAAAAGTTTGTTAGTAAAGCAGAACTAGATTTACACTTAAAGAATATAGAGCTAACAACTAAGCACACTGAACATTTAGTTAATGGAATGTCTAGTAAATTAGATGGTCTGAATAGGATGATAACCCATAGTCTATCTTTACCAGCACCAAAAGGAGTACATAATGAAGAGCACCAAGTTTAAAATAGAAGAATTAGTACCTCTTAAATTGATTGATTTAATCCATAAAGATTTACTATGGAAGCTAGTAGATGATGACATTATAATAGCTATTGATAAAATCAAAGAAGTATTCCCTAAAGGTTCAATGTCTATTAACACTTATAAGTGGGCAGGAGATAGAACTCAAAGCGGAGTAAGAACCAAAAATAGTAAATACTACTCAAGTACTTCACAGCACTCTCTAGGCAAAGCTGTAGATTGTATCTTTAGTGCCTACACAACTGACGAAGTACGTGACTATATACTTAATAGTCCTGACGAGTTTCCTACTATAGGTGGAGTTGAGTTAGGGACTAGTTGGTTGCATATAGATGTACGTCCTAGACGTAACGGTAAGATAATTACTTTTACTCCATAAGTACGGTATAATTGCAGAATATGAAGGACTTTAATGAAAAATAAAAACGATTTACTACAGCATGTTAAAGCAGATTACAAAGGTGCTGAAGTAGCTAAAAATGAAAATGATAACAAGATTAAGCAGTGGGAAGCTATTAGAGATTCTAAGCTGTACGGTACTGAGGTAGACGGTAAGAGTAAGTACGTAAGTGACCTTACTAAGAATCTATTAGATTGGCAGGTGCCTTCATTAGTAGACCCTTTTGTAAGTACTCCAGATGTTATTAACTGTAAACCCTTTACATACGCTGACCCCTTAATAGCTGCTCAAGAAGAGGCAGTCCTCACGCATCAAGTAATACAGACTGCTGATCACTTCTCTTTCATGACAGACCTAATGACTTATATAGCCGAAAAAGGTACTGCGTTTGTTAAAACTGGTTGGATGTTCCAGGAAGAAAAACGAGAAGTGGAACAGCCTCTGATGGCCATAGATCCTATGAGTGGACAAGAGGTAGTAATAGGTACGGAAGTAGTTGAGCAGATGGTTACTACTGTTAATAAGCCTACTAGGTTAGTTATAGATCCTATAGATATTAGAATGGACCCTACTTGTGGTGGTAAGATATCTAAAGCTTCATTTGTTATTCACGATTGGGAGACTGACCTATCTACACTAAGACAAGATGGTAGATACAAGAACCTAGATAAGATAAAAGAAGATATAGGTAGAGATGAAGACTATGAGCAGAAAGATAGCACTGATGATACATTTAGATTTGAAGATAGTGCCAGAAAGAAGATTATAGTTCACGAGTATTGGGGCAAGTATGACCTAGATGGTGATGGTATAGCTGAACCTGTAGTATGTGCTTGGGTAGGTGATGTCGTTATTAGAGAAGAGGAGAACCCTCTACCAGGACAAGAAATACCTTTTGAGAAAGCAGTATATAAGAACCTACCAGGATATATTTGGGGAGAACCTTTAGCAGCTAAGACGGGTAAACGACAACATATAGATAGTGTACTTCATAGAGGTATATTTGACGATATGAAGTTAGCTAATAATGGTCAAACAGGAACTAAAAAAGGGTTTACTGATGATGCCAATCTAAAAAAGATGAAGCAAGGTATAGACTTTGAATATAATACTACTATGGCTGATGTATACCAAGATCAGTACAGAGGATTAAATCAATCTGTATTTAATGTAATGGCTAAGAATGAAGCTGCAGCTGAGAGTTCTGTAGGTGTAACTATGATGAATCACGGAACTGGAGGCAATGCATTAGGCTCTAGTGCTGCTGCTGTAAATGCTACTACTAGCAGTTCTGCTAAGAGAGAAATGCATATAGTTAGAGGTGTAGCTGAAGACTGTATCATTCCGATGCTCAAAAAGTTCTCTAGGTATAATAAAGAGTTCCTTAGTCCTGAAGAAGTAAGTGCTATTACTGATAAAGAGTATATAGAGCCTAAGAATGATAATGAGTATGATATTAAGATGACTCTCGAGAGTGCAGAGACTAGGGTAGCTAAAGCTGAACGTACTGGCTTTGTATTACAGACTATGGGTCCGAATATGCCTCCACAAGCTATGACGGTACTATTAGCTAGATACATGAAACTGATAGGTGAGCTAGATGTATCTCATATGATTAAAAACCCTGAAGTATCTCCTGAAGAACAGCAAGCACAAGCTAAACAACAAGCTCATGCAGATAAAATGATGGAATTAGAATTAGCACTTATGGAAGCTAAGGTTTATAATGAACAAGCTAAAGGTCAAGAGAATGCTGTAGATGTAGACCTCAAAACTGCTAAAACAGAGACTGAAAGAGCTAAGGCTAGAATCACTAATAGTGACTCAGACTTAAAAGATATAGACTATCTTGAGAGAGAGGCAGGCATACCTCATGAACGAGAATTAGAAAAAGAGGAGCGTAAGGTAATGAATAAATCTCAGAATAACTAATTCTATGGTATAATGCCAATAACAACATAGGTGCTTCGGCTAATACTAGATATGAAATCTAATGACGAAAGTCAACAAAGTAGAGGAAATAAAATGAATATGACAATGGAACAAGCTAATACAGCTATAGAACTTAGAGATGCTATCATCTCATTATTTAATGACCCAAAATACAAGACTGTATTTGAAGAAGGTTATTTTAAAGCAGAGGCTATGAGACTAACTCTAGCTGTAGTAGATAATGAGATGCAAGATGATATTGAACAGAGAATCATTGGAGAGCAGACTAGAGCTATAGGTCATTTACATGTGTACCTTAATAGTGCTATTGCACTCGGTAACCAAGTTAAAGCAAGTCTAGAAGCAGAAGAACGTGAAAGAGTAGATGCTACTAAAGCAGTACAGTATGACGATATTACTGGCGATAAAATAGTTACGGAGGAAATCTAATGTCTGATACTTATGAAAATATGTCTGATACAGACTTGGATGCAGCTATCTACGATAGTGAACCCTCAGACCATGGCACGGAGAATACCCCGATAAGCCCTGAAATGGGTACCGAACAGGTACCGATAATCGAAGAACCTGAAGAACAAACTCCAGATAGCGAAGCAGAAACTGATGTCGATCAGACTGCAGAGTTGGATGGAGATTCGGAAGGCGATTCAACTGATGATGACCAAACTGATGATAATGGACAGGAAACAGATGACGAGACTGACGAGGCCGAAGTCACTGACACAGATGAAAGTGAAGATAAGGGTGCAGAAGCAGATGGAGATAACTCAGAAACTACTGAAAAGTACCAACCATTAAAAGCTAATGGTAAAGAGTATCCGATAGATGATATTAGTGAACTGTATAAGCTGGCTAGTGCTGGAGTTGGTGCACAACAAAAGTTCCAAGCCATAGCAGGACATAAGAAATCTATCATGGCTGCAGAGAAAGCTGGTGTAGATATGATGGAAGCTGTAAACTTTATGGCTAACTATAAGTCTAATCCGAAAGACGCTGCGTTACAGCTACTTAAAGATAATGATATAGATCCATTAGATATAGATACTAATGCTAAGCTAGAAGCTAGAAAAGATTACTCGGTTAGTGACTTTGAAGTACAGTACGATGAGGTTATCGGTGAGATCGGTAATAGTCCCGTATTCCCTAAAGTGCAAGAATTGCTACTTAAGGGATGGGATGAGAAAAGTAGAGCAGTCTTTCTAGACACTCCTAGTATGATAAAAAACCTCCATGAGGAAATGTCACCTATGGATGAGAATGGAAAGTCTATGTTTGACTTAGTATCACCTATTGCCGAGAAGATGAAGTTGTCAGGAGACAGTAGATCTGATTATGAGATTTATATGGATGCTAGGAATAAGAAAGTAGAGGAGTTTCAAAAATTTGAGAAAGTTAAAGAGACTGTAAAGACTACTCCTTCTAAGCCTAAAGCAGACAATAAAGCTAAGAAGAAGGCTGCTTCTCCGACTGGAGGCTCTAAAGCTGGTGTAACTACATTAGATTTTGGAGCAATGAGTGATGCTGAATTAGATGCATTCCTCGAAAAAGCTTAATAAGCAAAAGGAAATATAATGGCAACAGGTCAAGTTTATGGAAATGGTACTGATACTGCAAGTAATGGTGCAAATGTTAGGGTAGATGCCTTAATTGAAAAAGGTATTCGTACAGCAAAGAAAGATATTGTATTTGAGCAATTATGTGATTCACGTACTATGCCTCTTAATATGGGTAAAACTCTTAAAGTTCACAAGACGTTATACATCTTAGATGATGCCAACGTTAATACACAGGCACTTGACCAAGCAGGTCTAAAAGTTGGAGATGTTGGTTATTCTGGTGGTGATTACGGTAACCTTTATGGTTCAAGTCGTTCTGTTGTAGATGTTACTAATGGTCTTCCACTTCTTTCTGAAGGTGCTGGTCGTGTTAACCGTGTTGGTGTTACTCGTATCACTAAAGAAGGTACATTAACTCGTATGGGTGCATTCCTTGAGTACACGGACGAAGTAGACAAATTCTCAGATGCTAAGATGGAAATTCAGTACTATGAGAAGATGGGTGAGTTAGCTGCAGAGCTTTATGATGACTACTTACAAAAAGAGTTACTTGGTGCATGTGGTATCGAAGTATATGGTGGTACTGCTGTAAGTTTAAAAACTATTGCTGGTAAAGATGACACTAACACTATTGCTTCCGACCTAGAGTACGAAACTATTCTTGATGTTGAAGATATGCTAGAAGCTAACTACGCTAAGATGAACACATCTATCATTGATGGTTCTCGTAATGTTGGTACTGTACCTGTAAATGCATCATTCTTTGCTTACTGTGGTAGAGATACTGTTCGTACACTTAATGGTCTACAAGATGACTTCTCTCAGAAAGCATTTGTTCCTGCACGTATGTATGCTGCTGCTGGTAACTTAGCTAAGAATGAAGTTGGTGCTGTACACTCAACTAGATTTGTTCAAGCTCAACGTATGATGAGATACGACGCTTGTGGTGCTGAAGTTGGAGCTAATCCAGTAGAAGGATATAAGTCAACTACTGTTAATGCTGCTGGAGCTACTTTACGTGGTCAAGCTGGAGCTGGTACATTCTACGATGGTCTTCCAATCATCTATGTAACTAAAGGGGCATTCGCTACTGTAGGCCTTAACGGAAATAAGAAAATTAATTTCTTATCGAAAAAACCTGGTACGGCTACTTATGAAGATCCACACGGATTACAAGGTATCTACTCTTTCAACTTCTTTGCAGGTTCAATCTCTTTAGAACCAGAAAAAATGGCTAGAATTTGTTTTGCGACTAAGTACTAATAACTGAGGGGAGTTGTCCCCTCTCTAATATATAATCATAAAGGAAATCAAATGTCAGAAGAAATTATAAAAGACAATAAAGTTGATACTCAAAATGATAAATTGTTCGCAGACTTGAAAAAGAAAGCAGATTTGTTGGGTGTTAAGTATAGTGTAAATATCGGATTCGATAAGTTAAAAACTAAAGTAGATTTATTTTTAGAAGAGCAAGATGATGACGTAAAAACTGTTTCATCAAAAGGTCCTAATAAAAAGGTACTTACTATTGAACAAGATGCCAGACACCCACTTCTGGTAATCGTAAGTGACTTAGACGCATCACAACAAAATGATCCTACCATCGTTACTAACATAGGTAATAAGTTCTTCAAGATAGGGTGTATTACACAAAAAGGGATTGAGCAGTTAGTTCCCAAGGCTGTGGTTGAAGCGTTAAGAGCTAAGACAATGGTACAGTGGGTAGACGAACGTCATGCAATGACTAAACGTCCTACAGGAAATAGAGTAGCTAAAACTACTGCTAGGTATAGTGTACAAATTCTGGATGAGAATCCTAAGATTTAAGTATATAGAGCTATCTTCGGATAGTTCTGCTATAATTACAAAAAAGGATTCTATGTGGCAGAGTTTAAAATACCTAAAGGGAAACCTTACCAATTTACTATAAGAGTAGTAGCCAAAGACTCTTTCTTAGCTCAAAACCTAGCAGACATGGATACAGCTACGTTTGAACTAATAGATATA